GACTATGAGAATGTGTCTTTTGACAAAGTCATGCGTCGCATTGAAATGTTCTGTAAAGACCTAGAAGGTGTAAAGGAGCCCCATGACCTCCACACAATTGCCCAAAAAATATGTAGTAGCATCTACGACGGTGTTAAAACGTCCGAACTTGATGAGCTCACGGCTCAAATGTGCTTCGCACTGTCCACTGAGCACCCTGACTATGGAACCTTGGCCGCGCGCATTAGCGTGAGCAATCACCATAAAAACACAAGCCCGTCGTTCAGTGAGACGATTGCTGTTCTTTATGGAAATTCGGATGGGAAGGGATCCACAAATCCCCTCGTTTCCGAGGAGCTCTACCAGATTGTACAGGCAAGCAAGGACAAGTTGAACGACGTAATCAACTACGAGCGCGATTATCAGTTTGACTATTTCGGATTCAAGACCCTCGAGCGCCTTTACCTCATCAAAGTGAACGGCAAGCCCGTTGAACGCCCACAACACATGTGGATGCGCGTGGCACTTGGCATCCATGGCTGGGATCTCAAAGACGCAATTGAGTGCTACGAGCTCATGAGCAAGCGCTACTACACACACGCAACACCTACGCTCTTCAACTCGGGGACGCCCCGGCCTCAAATGTCCTCGTGCTTCTTGACGAGCATCAAGGACGACGAAGACAGCATCGAAGGCATGTATGACACTCTTAAAGATCTAATGCACATCTCCAAGTGTGCGGGTGGCATCGGCCTTCATGTCCACAAGATCCGTGCGCGCGGTTCTTACATTCGTGGCACAAATGGAACTTCCACGGGCCTCATTCCCTTTTGTCGCGTGATCAATGAGGCGACCCGTCATGTGAACCAAGGTGGCAAACGCAATGGTAGCGCGGCACTCTACTTGGAGCCGTGGCACAGCGATGTATTTGAGTTCATCTCCTTGCGTCGCAACACAGGGGCGGAGGAGGAGCGGTGCCGTGATCTTTTCATTGCTCTTTGGATCCCGAATCTCTTCATGCAACGCGTACAAGAGAATGGTACGTGGTCTCTCTTTTGTCCCGATGAGGCACCAGGTCTAGTGGACGTTTATGGAGACGCGTTTGAGAAACTTTACAAGCAATATGAGGACGAGGGCCGCTTCCGCAAGCAAGTCAAAGCACAAGATCTATTCCTTGAAATCATGAAGAGCCAGATTGAGACGGGTGGGCCTTACATGTTGTACAAAGATCAATGCCAACGCTCCAACCAAAGCAACCTCGGGGTCATCAAGAGTAGCAACCTTTGCAGCGAGATCGTTTTATACAGCGATCCAAAAGAGTATGGCGTATGTAACCTTTCGTCCATTGTGCTTCCCACATTTGTGGAAAAAGATGGCGATGGAAAAGCGGTATTTAACTTTGCGCGCCTCGAAGAAGTCGTGCGCTTCATTACGCGGAGCATGGAGAAAGTGATCAATCGCAACTTTTACCCAATCAAGGAGACGGAGCGCTCCAACTTTCGCCACCGCCCCATCGGCATCGGTATTCAGGGACTTGCCGATGCTTTTATTCTCATGGGCTTCCCCTACGAGTCGCCCGATGCATACGAGCTCAATAAGTTCATCTCTGAGACGATGTACTTTGCAGCTATCACCGAGTCTTGTGCGCTTGCCAAGCAAAGGGAGCAGATGATCATGGAATACCGTGCGAACCAAGATCCAAACATTCTAGCCAAACTCCTTACAAACGTATGGGACAATCCAGAGGCTTGGGAGTCAAAGGGTCGCTACGCCGGGGCTTACAGCACGTACGATGGCTCGCCCATGTCAAAAGGCATATTTCAATTCGACATGTGGGGGGTTGTTCCCACCGCCGGTCGCCACGATTGGGCTACGCTCCGCGAGTCCGTCAAGACACACGGTATTCGTCACAGCGTGCTTATTGCGCTCATGCCCACGGCGAGCACGAGCCAAATCATGGGGAGCACCGAGTCATTTGAGGCGATTACGTCAAACATATACCAACGTCGCACTCTTGCGGGTGAGTTTGTGATTATGAACAAGTACCTTGTACGCGACCTTCTGAAACTTGGCATGTGGGATAACGCAATGAAAACCCGAATTCTTGCTTGCAATGGAAGCATCCAGACTATCATGGAAATCCCGGAACCCATTAAGGAGCTTTACAAGACCGTATGGGAGATCAAACAACGAACAGTTATTGACCAATCGGCGGATCGTGGCCCATACGTGTGCCATACACAATCATTGAACCTGTATATTGAGGACCCTGATTACAAAAAAATCATGAATATGCATTTCTATGCGTGGAAAAAGCAACTGAAAACCGGTCTTTACTACCTTCGTACGCGCCCCAAGGCAAAGACGATGTCATTCACACTTGAACCCACAGTAGCAAAGTCAATGGTTCTTCCCCCAACTTCATTGAGCGCATTTGACAAGACGAACGACGGAGATGCGGGTGCGGATGCGGATGCCCAAGCGTGCCGTCGTGACAACCCTGAGGGTTGCCTCCTATGTAGTTCGTAGTTCATAGTGCGTAGTATTTCAATAATTTATTTTTTGTAACAAAACAGAAAGCCATGTGTTGATTGTTTTACATCATAGCCACTTTGAAAACTGCTTACGGGATTGCCCGCCTGCGTCGTCTTTTACCCACCATGACTTCTTATCCGGATCCCAGCGCGCCCCCATTTGCTTCACTTGGTCTTTTTCGTTAAAAGAGCACTTCAAGTAGAGTTTGTCTCCTTGGCTTGTTGAATGAGAATGAGAGTGAGAGTCGCGTGAAGAGCCGAGTGCATGGGAAGAAGAGGGCATTGCGGTAGCGGTAGAGCTTGCGGTTGGTGGTAGTTGTTTCTTAGCTGCATTGTTGGCAAGCTTGTCTGCGTACTCGTTCCAAGTGTGATCCGCATGCGCCTTGATCCATTCAATTTCAAATTTTAGGGTTCTTTTCGCCACCAAGATGGGCTTTAGAATGAGGTTCAAATGCTCCTTTGTTGTTGTTTTGGTTCCTTTTACAAGGTCAACACATAATTCGGAATCCGAGAATATGCAAAACGACGTGATATTTAGTTCAAGAGCTCGTTGACAACCACGGAGAATGGCGGTTAGCTCGCCTATGTTGTTTGTTCCCTTTCCAAGGTACTCGGACAGTGTCCACACTATGTTTCCTTTTGAATCCACTAATACCGCACCGCAACCGCAATCCCCGGGGTTAGGAATGGCCGAACCATCGGTGTACAATGCGAACGACATGATGTAATTGTAGCTAGAAGTAAGATATCATTCATTTTTTAAACGAACCATTTTTCTGCGGAATGGGTAAGAGAGCCTAGCGGGCCATGAGTGATTCCCATTTGCCGTATGTGTTCATTCTTGATTGGGATGGCACTATCGTGGGCAAGGTAGACTTCCAGTCAGCGCGACACACGATGACAAAAACGATGACAAAATACGGCTACCGTGTCAACCAAAAGGCCATTCCGCGCGCGTTTCATCCAAATGAAGGACTTGTCCGTCCGGGGTTTTCCGGGTTCATCAAAGGCATTCGACAGATGTATCCTAACTGTGCGATTTTCATATTCACGGCAAGTGAACGGCAATGGGCGCTTCAAGAAATATCATGGGTCGAGCGAACACACGGCATCCAATTCCAGAGACCGATTTTCACACGCGATGATTGTACAACAGATACGGTGGGAAATTATCGCAAGTCGATCGGAAACATATGGGCACGCATTTTGAGGTCCATAACGAGCAAGACGGGAACCCCGTACCAAAAAGAGGAGCGCGACAAGATTCTAAACGAAAGGACAATCATCATTGATAACAATGCGGTGTACACGGATCGTCACGATAGGTTGCTTTTGTGCCCTGATTACAACTACATGGTGTTTGAAGACCTACTTGATGGATTTCCCGATAATGCGTTCAAACACCCGGGTGTTCAACAACAAGTCCTTCATCTGGTTAACGAGGGTCTCGTATGCCCCCATTCCATCAATAACCGGATACCAAGCGCAAATGCCCCATCTCACTCGCATTTTGGTGCGGGCGTGCCCGCAAATCACCAAGCAGTTATCATTAAAGATCCCATGACACAAATGGCAAAGCAGTACGAGTGGTATGCGCAACGTTGCAAGATTATAATGGACATGAACAAAAGACACAAGAGCGACATCTTTTGGATCTACTTGCTCAAGCTCATTCAAAAAAACAACTTAAGAGTGTATACGAAAAGCATCTTACAACAGCTTCAAGGCGCTGTATGGAAACGAATGCGGAAAATCGCACTGACTTCCGAGTCTTGAGTTTTGATATTGGTATACGGAACCTTGGATATTGCGACATGACAGTCTCACGTCCCGTCAAGACACGTGTCTCCCGTTCAAAGGTTTCACCGACTACTCTTCCCACGGTGGCCGAGACACCCGACGCGGCCGACACACCCGCCGTGCCCGTTGCGCCCGTACACGCTGTAACTATCAACTCATGGGATGTGCTGACCCTTGCGCTCGAAACCGAGAATGCCAAGAAGATATCGCTCAATACGATTGCCAATCGTTTGTTCATTGAGATGGAGAAGCTCATTCGTGACTCCTGCGGCGCATGGGACGCAATTTTGATTGAGAACCAACCATCGAGCCTAAATGGCCACATGAAGAGCATTCAAATGATGTTATACAGCTTTTTCCAACTACATAAGCATAAGCTCCAACCGACCCTCGAAGTTCTCCTTATAAGCGCAAATGGAAAGCTTCAAACGCACGAGGAGGCTGAGAAAACACTTCCGCCGTGCTCCCTCGAAAAAGGGTACCGGTTGAACAAATGGAAATCAGTTCACATTACCAACTACTACGTCAAGGACGACAATGCTTTGAAAGAGCTAGTGACCTCTCACCGCAAGAAAGACGATCTATGCGATGCATTTCTCCAAGCAATGAGTTGGTACAACAAAAAGAATAAATGTAATATTGATTCGGTAAAGTCATGTCCCATGCAGTTGGATGCGTAAAAAGAGGTTAAAAAGATAAGTAAGCAAAGGAATATAGAAGCTTGTACCATCATAATATCTTCCATGAATGGTCCTTCAATAAGTATCCACACCGACGACGATGACGATATCATGGAACTTCGTTCAAGTGACTTTTCTCGTCCATCATTCCAGATTCCAGGGCGGTCAATGGGGATTCCAGGAATGGGAAC